AGTCAGCAGCAAATCCTGGGATTGATTCTAAAATTGTAGATACTTTTGGAGAAACTACTAAGAAATTAGCACCACCACGTAATGTTTTCTGGTGGATTAAGTTACTTACTTTTTGTAGTTTAACACCTAAAGTTTGGAACCATGACATTTTAGTGTAATAAGTTCCCATATTATTAACTGTAGAAGATAAAGTAATTGCAGATGTACCACCTGAGGTATCATTGCTACTTACTTCCATATCTTTATTAATGTCAGCACTCCATGCTTCAACTGTGTCAGCATTTCTAATTAACATGTCTAAGATTTCTAAATCAATTTCCATTGAAATATACTCACTTAAGATTGAAGTTAATTCTGCTTCAGCGTCAATTGAATGATAAGCATTAAGATCTTGAGCGAACTCAGGAGTCCATTGTGCTTTCAATTTACGTGTTTTAGCAGCAACTGTGTCACTTCTTAATTGAACATTGATTTCAGGAATTTGTTGATTTGAAACTCCAGCAGCTGGAATTGAATCTTCAAAGTCACCTCTATCATTTAAGTTGTCTGGTCCTTTTAAGAAAGTTACAATTATACTTGCACCCGTTTCATCTGCATCCGAAGCTGTAGCACATTTAGCTACCATCTGAAGTTCACCTCCAACAATTCTTGTAAATTGTGGTTGTACAATATCAGTTCCATTACCTAAACCATATCCACCTGAAGTAATTTGGAAAGCTCTAATTGCTTCTGGATCAAAGTCTGTTAAAGATCCTGTTGCAACTCTAAATACTTTTACAGTATCAGCTAACGTATCATTTCCAAATGTACCTGCATTTGAAGCTGAAAATTCTGTATCACCATTTAAGATACCTGTTAAAGCAGCTGATGCTGTACCAATTTGAGTTGATCCTGAAATGGAGGCATGGGTTGAGTCATCTCCTCCTGCAGCTGAGTTAGTAAATGTTTGTGAACTTTGAGTAATTGAATATCCAAATTCACCTGCACCATAAAGACCTTTGTTATTTGCAACATCAGTTCTTTTAAGATCTGTTGTAGCACCATAAAGTGATTCATTTTGTGCTTTAAAATTCTGATTGCTTGAACCATACTGGAAATCTAAATAAAAGATTAATCCTGCTGGTAAGTTCATTGGTTGTACCGATACTAAGTCTTTAGCTACGATTTCACCAAATACTCTTCGTACTAGTGGAAGAGCAACACCTGCCCATGCTTCTGAATTACCTGTTGAAACACTAGCACCAGTTCCTGTAGAGGAAGCTTCGTTTACTAATTGTTTTGCTTGGTTTTCCAAAAGAATAGCCATGTTGTTTTTGTCTGTAGAAGATTCAATCCCTTCTAAAAGTCCTGATTTATTCCATTTGCCCGATAATTTTTGAGCTTGGTTTTGCAGGACGGTATAGGGGCTTGCACCTTCTAATAAATGATTTACATTGTCCATTTTTTATTGTTTTTTAAATTTATATTATTTTATTTTGATGTTCGCTAATTTTTGGAAACGAGACACCATATTATTAGATTCTGCGATTACTTCTTTTTTAGGAGCAGTAGATGTGCCTGCTGCTTTAGAAGCCATTCCTAAACCTTCTTTTATAGTTCTTGTTTGTTTTTTGTTAATAGATGCTTTCTTTGACTTAGCAACATTGAAAGTATCCTTGATGGTTTCATATATTAACTTAGCTTCTTTAGCACTGTCAGCTTTGTCTAAAGTTTCAACTACACGTAGTTTCTGTCCTTCATCTAACTGATTTGCTTTAAAAATTCGGTTAACATATAATAATTTAGAATTTAAAAGATTAACTTCATTAAGTTCACCCTTAATAGCATTAAGAGCTTTTTTAGTTTCTTCTAATTCAGCTTGAACTTCACCAATATTATCACTTTCTTGTGTTAATTTGATTTGTTTTGCCCAATTACCAAGAACCTGTGGGTTTGAAAGTAATCTAAAAACTTTTTGAGCATTAGGTAGATCGGCTGCTTTTTTCAAAAAATCTGCAAGGTCAGTAGCACCTGATGCTAAACCTTTTAAAGTTTTTGTTAAATCATCCTCACCAGTTGATTGACCAGGTTTTGCAGTAAAATTAAATTCGTTTACATCTTTACCTTCACCAAAATCTCCTTCGGTAACTTCGTCAGTTTCTTCTTTTTCTTCTAAATTGTTAATTTCTTCAAGAAGAGAATCTAGATCAAATTCTTCACCTTCAGAAACTCTAGCACCATAATCTACTTTAGATACATCGGATGCTTGTGGGTTTACAGAGTGATATTCTTCTAAATCTTTATCTTCTTTGTCGTCTTTAGCTTCATCTAAATCTTCATCTTTAGCTTCATCAAGATCTTTATCTTTATCTTTATCTTTAGCTTCATCTAAATCTTTATCTTTAGCTTCGACTTGTTCGTCAGCTTCATCAGCTTCCTCTAATTCTAATTCACTAAGTATTTCTTCCAAATCAATTTCTTCAAGTTCCTCATTAGTTTCTTCTTCTTCTTCTTTAACTTCATCCATATCTTCTTCCATGTCATCTTCATGATACATGTTCATTTCTCCTAATTCTTCAGTTTCATCTAAAGTTTCAGATAATTTTGCGGATAACATAGATTGAAGTTTTGGTGTAAAAGCTTCTTCTAATGCGGCCTTTGCATTTGCAAGAGCAACTTCACGAACAGCCTTAGCGTCAGCGATAGCTTCTTTTAAAATGTCTTTTGCCATTTTTAAATAGGTATTTTCTCTTTCGAGTTTCGTTAATATAATTGTACGAAAAGTAAGGTTATTAGAAACCTTAATAGGGGTTATATAATTAATCAGGGACGTCTTATTAGGAAGCGCGTATGTTTCAGAGATACATATAACAAAGGATAGGGAGATCAAAAAAGGCACCCGAAGGTGCCTTTCTTTTCTTAATTAAAGTAAGTGATTACTTGTTATTAAAAAGTGATATTAGAATTACTAATACAACTAATCCAATAAATCCACCATTTACTAGTGAATTTACAAGAGTAGTTAAATTAGCTACTACATCAAATCCTAAAACAGATGTTCCAGTTAATACGAACCATAATATAGCTACAGGAATAATTCCTATAAATACAGATCCTAAACCTGAAACAAAATCATTTACCATGTTAAATACATTTTTCATGTCAATATAATTTTTTAGTTAATACTCAGTTATTAAAACTTAAGGCCAAATCCAAGGCCTAAATTGAAAGTTTCCGCATCATATGCGTAATTGAAAACAGGTGCAATGTATGCTGCTTTGTGAAAAGTAAACATTTTACCTATTCCGAATACCATGCCTTCCGTACTAAAACCGTCAAGATTTACATCTGCAAAATAACCTCCAAAGAAGTATTTTACATTAAAATCAAGATCCATGTCTTCTCCGGCTACATGAGAAACTGATCCACCTAAAACGATGTTATCAGTTACTGCGTATCCGATTGTTGGGCTTACTGCCCAGTCAGTCCACGCAACGTTCGCGACGTCGCCTGTTCCAACATACCAATTTCCTTTTACATTTTGTGCGTTTACTCCAAATGCGAAGAGCAGTCCTAAAGCTAAGCTATAGCTTAAAAATAATTTTTTCATAATTTCTTTTTTCGTTAATACTAATTTTAATTAAACAAAGGCAGTTGGACATAACCACCTTATACTTTGAATATTTTAATCTCTCATAGAGTTTATATTTTTTTTGTAACCTTTATTGTTAACTATACGTATGAATTAATTTTGGAGAAACCACGTCTTTTATGGAAATTTTGTGGTTTGTGAACAATTAATTGTTCACGACTTTAACATTTACATACACCTGTATTATCACAGATAATGTCTCTAATTATATTATTTACGTTTGTATATTTGTATTCTGGTGTTTGAATTTTGCCTTCTTGTAATGCTCTTCCTTCGGGGAATAAAAAGGCACCATGTGTTGAGGGAGTACTAACAAAATCAAAGCATAATAGATCATAATCATCTTGTACTTCTACTGTGCCCTCCGATATATTGTCAGATACTGAACCCATACCTCGAGAACTAATACCTACTGTGATACCTGAACCAAATAATGCTTTTAATATATTACCTGCGGGAGTTGGTAATATTTCAACATCCCCCATAACATCATCCCCATCCCACCAACATTTTAATACATTATGGGATACATTTTGTAAATTAATTACTGAACTTTCTGGATGGTCTAATTCACCTAATGCTCTTCTTTCTTTTACGGGACCTTCCATGTATCTTTGAATTTCTCTAGCTAAAATTTCTTTTGGGTAAACTCTTTCGTTTTGATTTTTTTGATTAGCTGCCTGAAGTTTACCTGAAACTATTAAAGGTTTATTTCTCTTAATCGATGATTCTATTAATTGTTTGTTTACGTGAAAAGGTATGTATTCTGTTAAAAGCATAATTTATTTTTTATTTTTTTTCTTAAAAGCTTTAGGGGTCATATATCCTTCACCTGAACCTGCTTGAAATGAAGCTCCTCCTCCAGTTACACTTGCTTCATTTTGTTTTTTAAAATTTTTTCTTATAATGTCTTCTACTTGATTGTATACTTTTTTATTTGCTCTTTTTAACTTAGTTAAGAATTTTTCCATTTCTGCTGATTGCTTTGGAAAATTTTCATCTCCATGATGTTCACCCATAGGTTCTGTGAATTTGTCAGTAGGTGGGCGATCATTTCCCTCATCATCATTTCCATAATGGTATTTTTGAATAGCGGCATCTGCATCTATAATGTCTGGTACCAAATCAGCAATCTTTTGAGCTGCTAATTCAGGTTGACTTCCATCTTGATCAACTATAACAGCTATTGTGTTTAATACTTTACCTAAATCAT